CATTTATTCAAAGCTAGAAGTAAAGAACAATCTTTGGTCGAAAAAACAAAAGCATTGTTTGGCGCTAGAAAAGAAGTTGAAATAAATGGAGAAGGCACATCTGGTTATGTTGTAAAACACGGTGCTAATAAAGGCAAAGTGTTAGGACACGTAATAAGAAAATCCACAAATAATTGGTAGTATCTAGTTTATTTAAACTGGTAGGTAAAGTAGTTGACAAAAACTATTTTTTGTGATATGATATATAACATATAAATTATGAGGAGAAATAATTATGAAAATAAGTGAAAGCACACTCTCTATATTGAGAAACTTTTCTGACATTAACCAAAACATTTTGTTTAAACCAGGAAAAAGTCTTGCCACAATGTCAACAATGAAAAACATTATGGCAAAAGCAGAAGTTGAAGAAGAAATTGAACAAGAGTTCGGCGTATATGATTTGCCTGAATTTTTAAGATCATTAGATTCATTTCAACAACCAGTCCTAAAATTCAATGGGGCTGCCAACCTAAAAATCGAAGACGAAAAATCTACATTAAAAGCAAGATATGCTTTTGCAGATAAAACAACTTTAGTAACTCCACAAAAAGAGATTACTATGCCTGATAAAACAGTTACGTTTACTTTAAAACAAACTGATTATGATTCGTTTAAGAAATCATATACCAATTTGTCTTTACCTGATATTGCTATTCAAGGTGAAAAAGGTAAAATTAAAATTGTTGCTTTAGATAAGAAAAATAAAAATTCAAATGAAACATCTATTGTTGTAGGTGAAACAGACCTTGAGTTTACAGCTTATGTTAAAGCAGAAAATTTAAAGTTTATTCCAGGTGATTATGATGTTGCATTATCAAAAGCAAAGATTGCTAATTTTCAAAACAAAAAAATTAAAATACAATACTGGATTGCTTTAGAAGCTGATAGTACATTTTAATTATGAGTGAAACTTATAAACTAGAAGACGGTACTGAATATAAAGCAGACGACTTCTTAAAAGTTGAAACAAGAGAATACCATCAAACCACACATTATCTTAATAGATTAATTTCTGTAGAAGATATAATCAATGAGTTCGGTGATCTACCTACGTTTGAAAAAGGTTTATACTTTGATTGGAGTACCTATCATAGTGCTAGTGATGAAGATAAAGAGTTAGCAGATAAGGTACAACAATTTGTTGATGAACACGATTATGACCGAGAGGAAGATTGCTGGACAATGAATAAAGGTGGTTATGATGTTGATACTGAAATTGTAAAAGAGTTTACAATTGAAACTAAATAATGAATAGATTGGAGTTTATATTATGTCAGATTTTTTGTGGGTTGAAAAATACCGACCAAAATGTATTGAGGATTGTATCCTTACAGAGGAATTAAAGAATACTTTTTCCCAATTTCTAAAACAAAAAGAAATACCAAATCTACTTTTATCAGGTACAGCAGGTACAGGTAAGACAACAGTTGCACGTGCTTTGTGTGAAGAATTACATTGTGATTATATTATCATAAATGGTTCAGATGAAGGCCGTCATATTGATACATTAAGAAATCAAATCAAAAACTTTGCGTCTTCCGTATCACTAAACGAATCAGATAAACATAAAGTTGTAATCATAGATGAGGCAGATTATATGAATCCTGATTCAGTACAACCTGCCTTACGTAATTTCATAGAAACGTTTTATAAAAACTGTAGATTTATCTTTACTTGTAATTTCAAAAATAAAATCATACCTGCCTTACATAGTCGTTGTACAGTAATTGACTTTAGAATTACTAATGGTCAAAAAATTAAAACTGCTACATCTTTTATGAATAGACTTTGTGAAATTCTAAAAGAAGAACAGATTGAATATGATAAAAAAGTTATTGCAGAATTAATACAAAGATTTTATCCTGACTTTAGAAGAACAATCAATGAATTACAAAGATATTCAGTAAGAGGTAAAATTGATAGTGGAATACTGGTATCATTATCTGAAATTAACAATAAAGAATTAATCAGTTTACTTAAAGAAAAACGATTTGGTGATATGAGAAAATGGGTTGTACAAAACCTTGATAAAGAACCATCATCTTTGTTTAGAAGTATTTACGATATTCTTTATACAAGTTTAGATCCTAAATCTATACCTCAATCAGTTTTAATTATTGCAGACTATCAGTACAAGGCTGCTTTTGTTGCTGATAATGAAATCAATTTAGTGGCGTGTCTGACAGAAATAATGGCACAATGTAAATTTAAATAAGCCCCTTTAGCTCATCTGGTAGAGCAACTGATTTGTAATCAGTAGGTGGCCTGTTCAAGTCGGGCAAGGGGCACCAGAAACTATGGCACAAATAAAAAGAAGTTTAACAAAGACTCTAACTTGGCGACTTGTTGCCACTACAGATACTTTTCTTATCACTTGGATTATAACAGGTGAATTACACTTTGCGGGAGCTATTGCAGGTGTAGAAGTATTAACTAAAATGTTCTTGTATTATACACACGAAAGAGTATGGGAACGTATTAAGTGGGCAAAAGAATGGAAAGAAGAGCATACAACAATATTCCCTTATGGCATACGAATTAAAAGATTATTTAAACGCAATAAATTTTAGTAAAGAGAATTTACTAGATAGTGACGATATTACTTGGTTTAAGAAGTATCCTCCCTTTATTATTAATCGTTGTTTATCGCAACACGTAGATAGTATTCTAATGGCAAATGAGATGAATATTAGACACGGATTAGACAAGAGGTTGCAGTTTCATTTTTTGATAAATAGTATTAGAAAAAGAAAACGTTTTGGCGGTAAGTGGGCAACTACCGATCGTTCAAGCGATTTAGAATTGATAAAACAATATTATGGATACAGCAACATAAAGGCACGAGTTGCTTTAGACATACTAACTAAAGAACAAATAAACTTTATTAAAGAGAGATTAAATAAAGGTGGGAGAATTAAATGAGTGAAGAATCAATACAATGGTCACCTGACAGTATGTTAGAGGTAACACTTAAACAACCAGATGACTTCTTAAAAATTAGAGAAACACTTTCCAGAATAGGTGTTGCAAGTAGAAAAGATAAAACATTATTTCAATCTTGCCATATCTTACACAAACAAGGCAAATATTACATAGTACATTTTAAAGAATTGTTTGCATTAGATGGAAAGAAAGCAACCTTAGTCGAAAACGATATTCAAAGAAGAAATACAATAGCAATTTTATTACAAGACTGGAATTTATTAAATATTGTAAAACCTGAAAACGCAGAAAACAAAGCACCACTTTCGCAAATTAAAATTATTGCATTTAAAGAAAAGGGTGAATGGAATTTATCAGCAAAATATAATATTGGTAAAAAAGCTTCAACTGAAGCAAAAACTGAATAACAAAGGAGTATATTATGATTAAATTATATCGCCTAACAACAGGCGAAGATGTGATAGGTAAAGCGTTAGACAAAGATGACGTTTATCAAAAAGTTGAAAAACCTTTTGTACTTATACCAATGCAAGGTCAACCAGGACAACCTATGTCTATTGGTTTTCATCCATACATACCGTACACTAAAGATCAAGTTATCAACATCAAGTTAGCAAATATAATTACAGAAACTAATCCAGATGATAATTTGATTAACGCATACGAAAACAATACTAGTAAAATTATAAAGGCGGCAAAACCAAAATTAATAACGTGATAAAGATTAATGTTTTAGACACAGATGGTTATAAAGAAACTATTAGTGTTGAAGAAAAAACAACATTAATGGAAGCTTTACGTTATAAAGGCAGTAAACCTTTTGTTTCTGCTGATTGTGGAGGTACGTGTGCCTGTGCAACGTGTCATATCTATTTAAATAAAAAATGGTTTGACAAATTAGACAAATTAGAGTATAATAGTAATGAACAAGTCGTAATGGAATATAATCCGTCTTATGATGAAGACCGCAGTAGATTAAGTTGTCAAATAGAATTGAAACAAGAATATGATGAAATTGAAGTGATTATCCCTAATGAGTAATTTTTACACAAATGTTATAGAATATAAAAACAAACTATTGATTCGTGGTGTTGCAAACGGTCAATCATACTTGAGTCGTATTAGTTACGGCCCAACTCTTTTTGTTCCTACCAAAGAACAATCTCCTTTTAAAACACTAGATGGTATTAATCTACAACAAAAAAGATTTGAAAGTATAGGCAAAGCAAAATCGTTTGTAGATACGTATAGGTCTATGCCTGAATTTAAGATATTTGGTATGACACGTTATCCATATCAATATATTTCAAGTGAATATAAAGACGAAGTACAATGGAATAAAAAGTTTATTAAAATATTTACTTTAGATTTAGAATGTGAATGTGAACACGGATTTCCAGACGCAGATACAGCAAGAGAACCTATTATTTGTATTACAGTTAAAAATCATACTAACAAACAGATACTTACTTGGGGTACAGGAGAATATATTACTAAGAAACCTAATGTAACTTATATTAAATGTGAAGATGAAAAAGATTTATTGTTAGAGTTTTTAAAATTCTGGTGTAAAAATCATCCAGATATTATTACAGGTTGGAATGTTAAGTTCTTTGATATGCCATATTTAATGAATAGAATGAGAAATATATTTGACAATGATACTATTAATAAAATGTCGCCTTGGAATTATGTTAATGCTGAACGTGTACAAGTAGGACAAAAGAATCAACAGTATTGGAACATATTAGGTATTTCTGTATTAGATTATTTTGATTTGTATAAAAAATTTACTTATGTAAGACAAGAAAGTTATAAACTAAATTATATTGCAAAAGTAGAATTAGGCGAAGAAAAATTAGATAACCCTTATGACACGTTTAAAGAATTTTATACAAAAGATTATCAACGATTTGTAGATTATAATATCCAAGACGTTGAGTTAGTGGATAGACTTGAAGATAAAATGCGATTAATTGAATTGTGTTTGACTATGGCTTATGATTACAAAGTTAATTACACCGATGTATATTCACAAGTTCGTTGTTGGGATACTTTAATCTATAATCATCTTAAAAAGAAAAAAATTGTTATACCGCCAAGAGAAGAAAATGAAAAAGATTCACAATACGAAGGTGCATATGTAAAAGATCCGCAACTAGGATTACACAAATGGATCGTTTCATTTGATTTAAACAGTTTGTATCCGCATTTGATTATGCAGTATAATATTTCACCAGAAACATTTGTAAGTGTAGAAACTCGTGGCATTAATGTAGATAGTATGTTATCTGAAACAGTTGATCTACAATGGGCAAAAGATAAGAACGTAACTGTTGCACCTAATGGCGCTACATTTAAAAGAGATAAACAAGGTTTTCTTCCTGAATTAATGGAGAAGATGTATAATGATCGTGTAATCTATAAACAAAAAACAATTGAAGCAAAAAAAGAATATCAAAAAACAAAAGATCCAATCTATTATAACGAGATTGCAAGATGTAATAATATTCAAATGGCAAAAAAGATTGCATTGAATAGTGCTTATGGTGCAATCGGCAATCAATATTTTAGATATTTTGATGTACGACAGGCTGAGGCAATCACACTAGGTGGTCAATTATCTATTCGTTGGGTTGAACGAGATGTCAATAGATTTATGAATAAGATTTTACAAACTGAAAATGTAAATTATGTTGTTGCGTCTGATACAGATTCCATTTATCTTAAATTAGAAAAATTAGTTGATAAAGTATGTCAAGGTAAAACAACACAACAAATTGTTGACTTTATAGATAAAGCTGCAAAAGAAAAAATACAAAAAGTAATTGATGATAGTTTTCAAAATCTTGCTAACTACGTAAATGCCTATCAACAGAAAATGATTATGAAACGAGAAGCAATTGCAAACAAAGGAATATGGATTGCAAAGAAAAGATATATTCTCAATATGTTTGATGAAGAAGGTATACGATATGAACAACCTAAACTTAAAGTTATGGGTGTTGAAGCAGTTAAATCATCTACACCAGAAGTTTGTAGAGGTAAAATTAAAGACGCAATACGAGTAATAATGAATCAAAACGAAGATGACTTAGTTAAATTTGTAAATGAATTTAAAGAAGAATTTAATAAACTAAGACCTGAAGATGTTGCATTTCCTAGGTCTTGTAACAATCTTCAAAAATATACAGACACATCAAACATTTATATAAAAGGAACACCAATACACGTAAAAGGTGCTCTTATTTACAACTATCATATTATTAGAA